TACACGCAATCGCTGATCCTTCCAGCGTTGAGTACCTAACTCTCTATGACTTGCAGCTCTACTCAATGCCAACCCTTAATCTTAAAGTGAGACCATGCCTTACATGCTGATCCATCATACCTGTGATCTAAGTATCTCATGTGTAACTGTATCTGTTGCATTGGATTCATGTCTTTAGCAATAGGGTTCTTAATCTGTAGTAATCCATAGACTCTATGAGTACCAGATAGATTACCAATGGCTTTATGATTCCATGCAGATTCTTTACTAATGAGTAACTTAATACATTTAGCCTCAGTCTTATTCATTGTGGCATTTATGTATTTTCTAGGGTTGTATTTGAAGGCATCTATTTGCCCAGTATTAGCAGCAGACATTGGTGATAATAGAGTTATCCCAATAGCGATGGCTACCGAGCGAGCTATCCGCAAGCGGCTCGCTCTGAGCCCCTTATGGGCTCTAGCCCTGAGAGTACCAGAAGCACCTAATACATTTGTAAAAGTGCTGGTCAGACTGCGTGTCGTTCTTTGCATAGTAACTCCAATGCTAATTCTGCCTGTTGTGGTACAACACCATTTCCAAGCATCTTTAATTGTTGAGCCCTTGATAATCCTGTTTCTGTAACCCATCCTTTAGGTAAGCCCATCATGTATTCAACGAAGTATGTGTTTAGTTTGTCATCTTGATCCAGTGCATCAGGCGGCTCTTGCATGTGCATTTGACATCGTGAAGTAAATCTGCGCCCCAATCCCTGCACTTGCCCGTTGTGTGTGAGATGTTGGTCGTTGGAGTAGCTAGCATCCTTATCGCTACACCCGTTGATTGGCCTATTTGACCCGTTGATGATCTTGCTTGCCTCGCTTGGAATACTTCCAATGGCTCGTCGTGATTCCTCACATGCATTACTGTCGGGGTAGGCAATAATGAATACTCTTGCCCTTTGATGTGGCGCTCCTGCTTGACTTGCTCGTACAATTTCCCATCTTGCATCATACCCGATTGAGGCAAGGCCTTCGAGAACTTCTTTGAGTCCGAGGCTGAGATGTCCTCTGACATTTTCCATGACTGCGTATTTAGGTCTAAGTGTGCTAATAGCTTCCAAGATGTATGGAAAGATGTGTCTGTCATCGTCTGTACCCTTTCTATAACCTGCATGGCTAAATGGCTGACATGGATAGCCAGCAGTGAGAATGTCTATAGGCTCCAATAAAGCCCAATCAATTTCTTTAATGTTTCCATGATTAGGAATGTCAAAGCGTTGCTCAATCACTTGACTGGCATACTTATCAATTTCAGCACACCAGATTGTTTCTGCATTGAAATAGGCTTCAACAGCTAAATCAAGCCCACCATAGCCAGTACATAATGATCCTATCTTCAATCTTTACCCCATCCTTTGCCCTTAAAGTGAATTGGATTAGATGTAAATACCTTGCTCATTGGTTCATTACAGTATTGACATAGAACTACTGGTCGATTGTGCCATCCATGAGTGATCTCTTGATTGAGATTGCATCGGCTGCATTTGTAGTCGTAGGCTGGCATGTTAAACATCTCCTGATCATGTATGACCCACATCCAGAGCAACGGTCGATGTCTGCCTCTGTAGGTTCTTTGTCTAAGTGACCGTATTTAAGTATGAGTAGTGGCAATAGATCAGCTAGTCGGATTACAGCGCAATACTCAGCTGCATCTTCTCCTTGTCCGTTTAGCCTTAATACCCCGAACCCCAATTCCCCCGATATGTCGGTTCGAGCTTTCAGTTGCTTAATGTACGCCAATGGTTGGAAGCCAGTTCTACTTTTGACCTCTGCATCAAATGGGACATTAAGAATGTCTTTGCCACTACCCCTTCCCACACACGCATGTGGCCACCAAGTCGATAGGTACTCAGCGACCACACGCTCTGTGCGGAAACCTCTTGCCCTTCTGCTATTAGCCATTTACCGCATGACACTTGCGACACTGCCACGCACCCACTACAGGCTTTTCTTCACGAATGATGATGTTCGCAACAATGTCTCTAGCCTCTGTAGGCTCATTACATAATTGACAATTGATGATCTCGATAAATGGAATGTCATCAAAGTTGACCCAACCACCTAATCCATCTGCGTTATGTATTTCAATATAACCCATTATATTCTGGCCTTCTTGGGTTGCCATGTGCCATTTGTTGTGACTTCTGCCCATATGGTCGGACACTTAGGTTCTGCCCCACCTACACCCATGTGTCGGCAGAAGTAGCCACCCCATTCGCGCCCGTTCTTGTTACCTGTCTTAAACTCATAATCGCCATGCTTACAACTAGGTAAAACCGCCGCACTGCCTAAAATGTTTGCAACAGTATTGACAGCTGCATCTATGGTGACTGGTGCTGGCACTTGCTTAATCATTTCATCCTGTTCGCCAAATGGTGTAGTCCAGTAATCCTTTTCAACCTTAGCTGCTGGAGCCTTAATTACCTTTGTCATTTCTTCGCGGCTAGGGCGTTTTCCTTTAGGCGCATAACCTGCATTTGCAAGCGCTCTGCCGATTGCCGAAGTCTCACAATTCTCCAGTGCTGAAGTCTGATTAACACCTCTGCTAGTAACTGTTTCTTCAGCCAGCCCAGTTGCCCACGCAACACTATCGGTAGCAGTCTTAAATAGATACGCTTTAACAATGTATCGAGCAGCCTCGATAACTTCCAATTCAGTTGAAATACGAAAATCTGGATAGTCCTTAATAAATTTCTCAAGTCTCACCTCTACTGGTTCATAGTCCGCTAGATTAAACATATAGTCCATTCTCCTCTGTTGCTAACTGTCCACCGAGTGCGCCGTAGCTGCATAGATCGACCCAGTTGTCGAGATGTTGTGCTGTTTGATTAGTTCTTGCAAGTTTAACGAGTACCATGATCCCTGCCACCTGATAGTCATGTATTGGTGTTTGTAGGTATGCACTAAGGAGCATCGCTGTGTGTTGCAGGTTGTCTGCTGGATGACCGTATGAAAGGCCACGATCAGAGATTGTGTCTGTTGCGTTGAGTAAGATGTCACGGGCTATCATTCTTGCCAAAATTCTTGACGATTTACAGCTCGACCTCTATGGTATCCCTCACGAAATCCCTTTTGGTAATTACCCTGTGCTACCTGTGAATAGATCAATCCCACTAATAAAGGAAACAGCAGTAAAGCTGCTCCGATAATCTGATTGTCAGTCATCTTGCTCCTATCGCACCAGCGCCCTCGGCTGGTGACAGGCTTAGTGTTGCATAGCCCTCAGACTAATTGTGCTACATTTGATAACGAAACGATAACGATTCTGAATTATGCATAGAGCTTGCCGTACACAGTAAATGAGCCATCTTTATTGATTGGCACTAACATAGGACTGACCCTGTTTCCATGTGTCTCAATTATCGCTACGCTCATCTGCCAATTAGCGGCTCCAGCTTTCAAATAAGAGGCTTTTACCTTGTCCATGACATTCCCTGCCTCTACGCCCCACAAAGTCCTGTATCGGGCTCCTAGACCCTCTGTAAAGGCTGATATACCTGCTCTGTGGGTGTGTCCACAAACTACAGATTTACCAAATTTCTTTGCTAAGCCTAGAGCTGTAAGTCCTGCGTTAGAGTTCATTGATCCTTCATCGCCATGCACTAAGACCCATCCTGCGTGGAACTCAAATGGCTTTTTGTGAAAGCGTATCCCCATGTCAGAGAAGCCCATAAAACGGGAGTAGTCGAGTTCTGGAAGTCCGATGAGGCTAGGAGCGCCTCTAACGAGAGTGTGGTAAAGACGATCGGTATGGTTGGATCTTGTAATATCGCTGGTGCGAAGATCCCAGAGGATGTTTTGAGCCAGAGTTCTATCGGCATCTAATTGCCCTTCGTACTCTAGGTGTGTACCTTTAGCCCACTTAGATTGGGATTGCATATCAAGCTCATCGCCTGTATTTAGTACTAGATCAAACTTCTCTTTATTTACTAACTTAATTAAATTCTTAACTGCCTTCTCATGATGAAATGGGATCTGTAGATCCGAGATCACTAGATAGCGTTTTTTAGTCATCATCCTCATCTTCGTAATCGCCGAACCTTTCTGGCTCGACTGGAGTAGGCAAGATCCATGCAGGGTAAGCCTGTGGTTCTGTGATGAGGAATAAAGCTATAGACTCTGGAAAGCCAGCCTTACGCAAAGACTTCCAATACTCATGCAAGCCAATGCAATAGGCATCGAGTCGGGAGTAACCTTGTTCTTCTAGCGCCTTAGTTTCTTTTCTTGCCATAGGATAATTGTCACTTCTCTAGGATGCGTAATATGGTTTCGACACGCGCTTCCAATAAGTTAATCTGATCGCGCATAGAGCTTCCGCTATTTGGCTTTAGTTCTTGAAGGTAATGCTTTACTAGCCAACGCACCGATCCAATAAATGAACCAATAACGGTCGTAGCAGCAACAGCAAGAACCGCCATGTCCTCCGCAGTCATTATCTTTTAGGTGAGGCATAACCGAACACGCCTGATAGTACTGACCACAAGATTGCTCTGTAGTCAAGATCGAAATTGGTTGCTGACCATGCTGCTAAAAATGCCCCTGCTGCAAGGATTGCTGGATTCTTTAGATTCATGCTTGACCGCCTAACATAGGTATTTGATAAAATTCACCGCGTAAGTCAGCTTCTTTCTTAAAGCTGAAATGAACATGGTGATTGTGTTTGTTAGCCCCTGTGTACTTGCGCCACTTCCACCTAAGAATAGGGGAGCAGATTGACCCATCAAAAATAATGTAAGCAATACGCTTTTCGGATCCTTTTTTACATGCGGCACGAATCTGATCAACAAGATCGGGCATGAGGTCAGGCTTGGCTTTGCCTGACAGGTCACGATCGATGTCGATGGCACGAACCCAGCCTTGCTCATCTGGATTATGATCAGACTTACGAGCACCATGTCGGGTATCACCGATCCAACCATCTGATGTCTTGTCACGATCGCTGAAGCAGGAATCGAATTGCTCACGAAGTTGAACCGCTGCTCTGCTAAGTCTTGCTTGCATTATCCGAGAAGGATTGCCGCTTCATCGGCTGTCAAGCCAAGACGATCAAGGATGGCAGTACGAGCGACAGCCTTGTCAGCTGCTGCTTTCTCATCTGCCTTGCGCTGTACCTCAGCGGCTGCTGCCTCTGCTTCGCGCTGTAATACTTCCTCGTCAGTCAGGCTGATTTCAAGAACCTCACCTGTTGTGCAGTTCACTTCGATGCGTGTTGGATTTGCCATTGTTTCTCCTTATGAGTTCTTGATGCCGTATAGATAAAATGATGAGCCTGCTATAAATTGACCTGAATTAGTAAAAAAATTTACTTCATCAATAGCGACAGTTGCCCTGTGTAAAGCGGCATTAGCGTTTATATAAGCCGTTGTAGCGTTAGTCTCTTGTGCAGTAAAAATCGACATAGGTTTATCGGTTGATGTTGCGTAATTAGAAATATATATTTCTGTGCTACTAAATGTATCAGAAGTCGCAGTAGCAGCAGTATTGTAACCTGCTGCCATATTGTTATTATTACTTTCTCTTGAGCTACTTCCGGCTGCCCCATTACCTTGTAAAAGAGTTGTAGAATAAATTGTGGTATTTGCACCTGTTCTAAATGCAAGCTTATCTATTGCCACACCTGCCGCGTTTGTACGAGTTGAACACTTAAAAACTAAATCCGTATAGGTAGATGGTATGGCAGAAAAAGTTACGGTATAAGTGCTTGCCGAAAGTATATTAGATGATATAAGTGTGTAGGTACTAGGCATTTTTAATCCCATACAAAGTAGCGGTTGTGCCAATTGCAAATAGACTTGGGTTGCTTAAATTAACAGTTGTGATAGCAGAAGTAGAATTCCATAATCCAACAAGGCGCTCAGTTGAACCTGTACCATTACGGTCGTTTTCTGAAACAACTAAGACTGTTTTAATTGTACTACCTGTATATGAAAATATATCAAAAATTGCCAAAGAAGGAATGGATGAATTAAAGCCGGTGAGAAGTGAACATCTAATCCCACCTACAAATGCTGATGTCACACTTGCAGCACTTGTGCCATTACCCGTTAGACGGGTATAGGAATAATTTGCACCCGTATCGGAATTGAATTGAATTAAAGGACTTGGACTTCCTGCTACTGTTGTTCCGGTGAGTACAACCCTCAAGTCTGTCCAAGACGATGCAATAGAAGAAAAGGTAATATCTGTTGTTGCAATGGCTACAGTTGAAGTTGCTATTGGATCGTATGTTGTTGGCATTATTACCCTTTAATCCCATAAAGTGAAATGACGGAACCATTTACAAAAGTTGAAATTACATCAATCAACTCAACAGTAGTGATTGCAGCGGTGTTTCTCCAAGCTCCTGATTGTAAAAAGATATACCCATCAGTATTCGTATTATTTTTTCCGCCAATAGCCCTTGCAGTTTTATTTTTTCCAGTATTAGCATAATCAATGACATCTACAATATATGGTGAATAACTTGCAACAGCAGCACCAACAGCGTTAATTGTCAAAAACAAAACTCTAGTTTCATTTGTGTTTCCATCGGCACTTACAGTCGAACCGTTACCATAAATCCTATGATTATTATAATTTGCCCCCGAATCAGAATTAAATCTAATGACGGCAGTTGTATCACTCGAAGCACGATTTGACCTAGCGTGTATGCGTAATTGCAAATGTTTATAGGTGCTAGGTATAGAAGTAAAACTTACTGTTGCTTGCGAAGCACTAGTCGTTACCGTAGCAATAGACTCAAAGGCCCCACTTACACCTTTCATCGATGATGCGATGATCCCTAAAATCGAAGTCATTACGATAAATCGCCTAGAATTGTAAAAGTGTTAGCGGCAGTACATATAACAGTTGCACCTGAGTAACGGGCTCTTAGTACCGGAGCAGTAGCTACAGCACCGGTTG